GGTAGTCCCGGAAAACACCGGGCAGCCTGTGGGACGAGTGGATTATCCTGATGTGTTCGAACAGGTCTGGCGGGAATACCCGTTGCGTGCCGGGGCAAACCCGAAGAAATCCGCTTTCAGTGCCTGGAAAGCCAGATTACGCGAGGGGGTGCCACCAGAGGCCATGCTGGATGGCGTGAGGCGTTACGCAAGATACTTGGCGGCTACCGGGAAAACGGGAACGGAATTTGTTCAGCGAGCGACGACGTTTTTTGGACCGGACCGGAATTTTGAAAACCCCTGGCTGCTCCCGGTAAGCGGCACGAACAACCAGCGTTGTGTGAATCATATTTCTGAACCGGATAACGAAATTCCGCCGGGCTTCAGGGGGTAAGTGTTAATTTCTGGTCATGAGGTAATTTTCAGGAGGGCTTGTGGCAAAAGTTTTTACACAAGAAGAGCGGGAAAAAATTAAAGGGCAGGTTGTTGAACTCGTACGCCAGAGTGGGCGCGAGACGTTACGACAACTGGAAACTAAAACTGGGGCAACAAGATATCTGATGAGCGTTCTGGCCAGAGAGCTGGTTGCCAGTGGCGATGTATACAACTCTGGTTACGGGTTATTCCCGTCTGAACAGGCGCGTAAGGACTGGCAAAATGCCCGTAAAAAGCTCTCAAGGGCAAAGCTGAAGAAACCATCTGCGGTTGATCCGGACCTTATCTGGTCATTACCTGACGGAGAAATACGTCGCTACGATAGTTGTCTAAACATAATCTGTCGCGAGTGCCGGAAGAGCGAAGTTATGCAGCGCATTATGGCATTTTATCAGGGAAATGTTAGGTATTTTAGACGTTACTAGATTAAAGGGCATTAGTTCAGATATGCATTGACATTTTCATGGCACAAGGTAGAGCTAGCGTGGTTGTTCGCTTTGTGCCAAGAGTGGTCATTGATAATATTTTGGTGGGTTACATCTGTCAATGTTTCAGGTGATATGATATACAAATAGCCAGACTTAGACTGGCATGCTGTTTATTTTTATATTATGGGTGTGCCACATGGATTTAAAACTTATTGAGATATGACATGGATACTTTTCATAATATTTTGCTTGAGCACATAGACAGCCTTTTAAAAGAGAGACTTGATTTATCTGGTGACGCTGATATCGAAAAAGAAATTAATAACCTAATTCCCAAAATAGCCATTGTCGTTAAAAAATCTCTTATTGGCTCGGCCAATGCAATGCTTAGAGAACATCGTTCTCTTTGTGATGAATTTGTTGAGAGAAATATTTCAAGATGGGCAGAGGCTTTTGATTTGCTCGAAACACTTATAGTGATATGCACGGAGTCCGGTGAAGAGTTCAATCGTTCTTATAGACCACAAGCTGCCTCTGAAGAGGATGTGGTTTTTGATTTAGTCGTTCGGCATCACGCAAGAGCTTGCCACATCGCCAACGAAATTTTGTGTCTCTTAAAGAATGGATTTGCAGATGCTGCCCAAGCGAGATGGCGAGCACTTCATGAGGTAGCAGCCACAGCTATGTTTATAGCAAAGCATGGAAAAGAGTGTGCTGAGCGCTTTTACTACCATGAAGTGGTTGATTCATATACTGGAATGTTGGAACACAAAAAGTACGAGCACCGGTTAGAAGCAAAAGGTCCAACTATTGAAGAAATAGCTGAGTGTAAAGTTCAATTTGATCTATTAATAAAAAAATACGGCAAAAAATATGCAGATAATTATGGGTGGGCATCTTATATTTTCCCTAACCATAATAAAGTGGGGTTTGGAGCTATTGAGAAAGATGTTCAGTTAGAACACATGCGCCCTTATTATAAGTGGGCGAGTCAGAATGTACACACCGGTTCCAAGGCAATGAGAAATAGGCTTGGTCTCTGTGAAACTGGTGATGATATATTATTGGTCGGGCAAAGTGATTCAGGAATGGCTGATCCAGCCCATGCTACTGCTATTAGTTTGATGCAGATTACTGTGACACTTTTATTCTTAAAACCAACCATTGATCATGCCGTCATTTCAAAAATAATACAGGATTATTCTGATGAGATTGGAAATGTATTTCTTAAAATTGATAAGGGTAATTAAAAATTGGAAAAGTGATAGTATATTCTTGTTTTTTTACTGGTAATTAAATGTTTTTAAAGTTACTAGTTCACACCTATCGAACGTCCGGTCTTCGCCCAAAGCGGACTAGAAGGTTAGCTTGCGTCGGATTTGGCGTATTTAAAGAATCGCTGGTGGTTACTGGTTGTTGTGTTCCATTTCTACAGAACAAAATCACAGAAACTATACCCAATAGTTGTATCTCATCAATGATGAGAGAGCCTCATATTTATCAGGACTGGTGTACGTCCAATACAGGAGGTTGTCGTGCTGGTTCTCAAATGTGCGCTGGCTATTGCAGCTGTAATGGCAATTTATTGTCTTGCTGTTGTTCTTATGGATCGCCTTTCTGATTGATTTTATATTGGCCAGGTGACGGGAGTTAAGTAGAATGGCTGCGGGTGCTTGAGGCTATCTGTCTCAGGCATGAACACCAAAGGCAGATAGAGAAAAGCCCCAGTTAACATTACGCGTCCTGCAAGACGCTTAACATTAATCTGAGGCTCAATCTATGAACGGCAAATCTAGGTTAGCCTCTTACGTGCCGAAAGGCAAGGAGAAGCAGGCTATGAAGCAGCAAAAGGCGATGTTAATCGCCCTGATCGTCATCTGTTTAACCGTCATAGTGACGGCACTGGTAACGAGGAAAGACCTCTGCGAGGTACGAATCCGAACCGGCCAGACGGAGGTCGCTGTCTTCACAGTCTACGAACCTGAGGAGTAAGAGACTTGGCGGGGGAGAAATCCCTCGCCACCTCTGATGTGTCAGGCATCCTCAATGCACCCGCACTTAACCCGCTTCGGCGGGTTTATTTTATCTGTAAATATTTTTATAAAAATAATGCCCACACACAGCATAAAACAAAAAGTATCACAGATAAAAAAGGAGCGTAATGTGCAGATTTGTTGTTTTCCATATTTACTCACTTTAACATAATCAATATTGATATGGTTGTTGTTTCGGTGGTTTCAAACGAGATGTTATGGTGATCTGGTAAAATTGCATAACATTAAAATTTAATTTATCTAATCGCTTTTAATAATAAGCGTTGTGTTTATCCCAACAATCTGTTGTTTGACTTTTATTCCATTAATGTAGGGGCTTTACACTGGAACCAGTTTATTTATACTTTATACGCCAGCCTGAACAACTGGCACCTGCTGCGCCAGCAGAGACAACCGATGGCGCACGATACCAAATTACACAATTCTGATGATTCTGCCGTCTTTGCCAGCAGGTGCGGACGGCGTTTTCATGCATTCAAATCGGACTGGTTCCAGCATCCACCATGCACTGAAGAGCAGGCTGAATGGATAATTCAGTGTTACCGCAGGCGCGGATACGAGGTTAAAAAAGCCCTTAGCCTCGACTACCGTCACTGGATAATCTCAGTCAGATTGCCTTACTCCGAACGCCCACCGCGTCCGTCCCACACATTCCAGCAACGCATCTGGAGGTAACGTGCGGGTATTACTTCGACCTGTTCTGGTACCGGAACTCGGGCTGGTGATCGTTAAGCCGGGCCGTGAATCCATGCCGGTATTCCACAATACCCGGTTACTGGTGGAGCCGGAACCGAAAAGCATGCGTAATCTGCCGTCCGGGGTCGTTCCTGCCGCTCGCCAGCCGCTGGTGGAAGACAAAACATTGCTGCCGTTTTTCAGTAACGCACGGGTGATTCGTGCTGCTGGTGGTGCTGGTGCATTGTCTGACTGGCTGTTGCGCCATATTAAATCCTGCCAGTGGCCACACGGCGATTATCATCACAGCGAAACCGTCATTCACCGTTATGGTACCGGCGCAATGGTGTTGTGCTGGCACTGCGACAACCAGCTGCGTGACCAGACATCCGAATCACTCGAGCAACTTGCTCATCAAAACCTGTCAGCATGGATGATTGACGTCATCGGTCACGCAATAAGCGGTACGCAGGAGCGTGAATTATCTCTGGCTGAATTATCCTGGTGGGCGGTCCGCAATCAGGTGGCGGACGCGCTACCGGAAGCGGTATTACGTCGTTCGCTGGGGTTGCGTGCGGAAAAAATCCGCTCAATGTACCGTGAAAGCGACATCGTACCGGGAGAGCAGACCGCCACCAGCATACTGAAACAGCGCACAAAAAATCTTGCGCCGCTGCCTCACGCCCACCAGCAACAGAACCCACCACAGGAAAAGACGGTGGTCAGCATTGCCGTTGATCCTGAGTCTCCGGAATCTTTTATGAAACGACCTAAACGTCGCCGCTGGGTTAACGAGAAATACACACGCTGGGTGAAGACACAGCCGTGTGCGTGTTGTGGTAAGCCAGCCGACGATCCCCATCACCTGATTGGTCATGGTCAGGGCGGAATGGGGACAAAATCTCACGATATTTTCACGCTACCGCTGTGTCGGGAGCATCACAACGAGCTTCATGCGGATCCGCTGGCGTTCGAAGAAAAGCATGGTTCTCAGGTTGATTTAATTTTTCGTTTTCTTGATCACGCCTTTGCAACTGGCGTGCTTGGGTAAAAGAGGTGACTGATGCTCATAGATTTGGTTTTACCTTACCCGCCGACGGTGAACACTTACTGGCGACGCCGTGGCAGCACATATTTTATCTCGGAGGAGGGAAAGCGTTATCGCCGGGCTGTGGCGCTTATTGTTCGCCAGCAGCAGCTGAAATTAAGCCTGTCCGGAAGGCTGGCGATAAAGGTGATTGCAGAGCCACCGGATAAGCGTCGTCGCGACCTGGACAATATCCTGAAAGCACCGCTGGATGCGCTGACGCATGCGGGAGTGTTAATGGACGATGAGCAGTTTGATGAAATCAATATCGTTCGTGGTCAGCCAGTATCTGGTGGACGTCTGGGGGTGAAGATTTACCCCATAATGCATTAAGAGCAGGTCAAAAAATGAAACTGGAAGATTTACCGAAATACTACTCCCCAAAATCCCCTGGCCTGACCGATGCATCGGCCTCAACGTCAAAAGATGCGCTGAGTATCACTGATGTGATGGCCGCGCAGGGCATGACACAGAATCGGGCTGAGATGGGGTTTTCTGCGTTCCTGGGGAAAATGGGCATCAGTATGAATGACAGGGCGCGGGCAACAGAATTACTGGCAGATTATGCACTCAGTCGGTGCGATCGTGTGGCGGCGTTGAGAAAACTTCCGGCAGAAATAAAACCGGTAGTGATGCGCATTATGGCTTCGTACGCTTTTGAGGATTATGCCCGCAGCGCAGCGAGTAAAAAGCAGTGCCCTTGTTGCTATGGGGAAAAATTTATTGAAAGCGTAGTTTTTACAAACAAGGTCCAGTATCCGGATGGTAAGCCGCCGGTATGGGCAAAGTGTACGAAAGGTGTGTATCCGTCTTACTGGGAAGAATGGAAAAAAGTCAGGGAGGTGGTAAAAGTTGCCTGTCCGGAGTGTGGCGGAAAGGGTGAGGTTTCCACCGCCTGTAAGGATTGCCGTGGGCGTGGTGTCGCCATTCACCGTGAAGAGTCGGTAAAACGTGGTATGCCTGTTATCAGAGACTGCCAGCGTTGTGGTGGTCGTGGCTATGAAAGACTACCATCAACGGAGGTATTTAATGCTATATGCGAGGTGACAAACCAGATAACACGCGCGTCATGGGAAAAAACAGTTAAGAAATTCTATGATGCGCTGGTGACCCGGTTTGATATTGAAGAAGCATGGGCTGAGCGGCAGTTAAAAAAGGTAACTAGGTAACAAGGTTGATTTTTCCGGAATCTGTGGTAAATTCGTCATAACGATGGGCTTTTTATGCCTGACGTTAGAAGAGTTTCTACAACCCGCCGCCGAGCGGGTTTTTTATTGCGGAATTAATTACGGACCGTTATTATTCTGCTCCCGGCCCTTTAGCTCAGTGGTGAGAGCGAGCGACTCATAATCGCCAGGTCGCTGGTTCAAATCCAGCAAGGGCCACCATCACATACCGCCATTAGCTCATCAGGAAAGAGCGCCAGCTTTCGAAGCTGGTTGCGCGGAGTTCGGGTCCCCGATGGTGGTCCATTATCGGTATTCTGCGTTGTTAGCTCAGCAGGACAGAGCAATTGCCTTCTAAGCAATCGGTCACTGGTTCGAATCCAGTACAGCGCGGCATATTCATTCTTCCAGATTCCTTCCGGCAGAGCCTTATACTGGAATATACCTGGCTCAGGATATTGTTGAAAACATAATATGTTTGTCAAAAATAAAAGTTCTGTTAAGTATTGATTGAGTGTTTGTTATACGGTCTAATGGTTTTTTCAGCATTAAATATTTATCATTCATATGGTGTGGGTAGAGTGAATATTGATGAGGCGTCGGGGTGTTTCATCCTTAGGCAGCGTATTGATATAGTCAATGCAGCACGAGCAAAGGCCTTCAGCCGTTTGACAGTTTTGTTCTGTGCTCCTGATCGTCTTTCGGGAAGAGACGTTATTATTCTGAATAGTGATGCTATACAGAGGGTTTGCGATGAGTTCATGGTTGCTAATTCAGAATTATTTGCTCTTGTTCAGGAGTACAACAGAATAGCCAGGACCTGTGGTATGGATGAACTTCGGATTACTCATCTGGGGTAGATACATATCTGGATTATCACCTGTTACGGTAAAAAGTGATTGCTTACTGTTTTTGTGAATGGCATTGCAGCAGCCGGATAATGTCAGTGCTGGCTGACGGTGTGCTGGTGGCGGGTGTGGTGGTTGTTGCTTTCCCGTTGCTGAAAAAGAAAACGCCAGACTGTTAGCCGGGTATCAGTTAGCGGGAGAAATTTTTAAATACTTCACAATTCAGGCGGTTGACTGTTCTCTGGTTTGCGGGGAGTTTGTTAAAAGAAACTGGCATGGTGAATCCCCCTGTGCGGAGGGGCAATCAGCGAGTAGGTATATGGGATAATCGCGGATTCAGGTGCTGGTACTGAATTCACCGGGAGGCACCCGGCACCATGCAATGGCACATAGCGCCACTCTCCAGCCCCTCTCCGGAGGGGCTGTTTATATTGATTTTGTCAGATGTGAGTAAACTCCTTATGGACTTTGTTGTTTTAGTCCATAAGGACATATTTGCAGAGTGCAACGGTTATTAAAGCATTCATTCAATACGTTATCTGTATTTGTAGGGCATTCCTGGCTGTTTTTGATTAAATTCCAGAATGTTTTATTGAATGGTACTACGTTGTAAATGGTTACAGGTAGCACTTTGTTATTGAGCATGATGCCTGTGTGAGTCAGTGTAAATATACTTTCAGGAGGTAAGAAAGCATCCGATTGATACCAGATTATTAATTTTATTTTACTCCATATGACTGAAAAAGATATTCCGCATGATGGCTGGATAACTGTATCAATCACAATCCACTTCATTTGGTTTCCTTGTTTATGCCTTGCTGGTGATGTCCTGAAAAGTATAAATGATATTTTTGAATGTAAACCATAGAGCAGAATTATTTTTCTGATGTTGTTTATTGTTTATTTAAATGCAGGGTGGTTTATATCTCGTCTTGTAGTTTATCCATGCATATCTGCTTGATAATCAGGTTTTTATTTAAGGTATAGTTTTGTGTTTTTTCTGTATTACATGTCAGGTATTTTAAAGAATTATTTTTCAGATAGTGGAAAGAACCATGGCATTTAAACACTATGATGTTGTCAGGGCGGCGCCGCCGTCAGATCTTGCGGAAAAGCTGACACATAAACTGAAAGAGGGCTGGCAGCCGTTTGGTAGTCCGGTGGCCATAACCCCTTATACCCTGATGCAGGCGATTGCAGCAGAAGGTGATGTGGTGGTCAGTGGTGCAACTGAGCCGGAGTGATACTACGTCATCGTACTGGCCCGGCATTCCAGGCCATAAAAGACAGTCTGGCAGTGGGACTAAATGCACTGACGCTGACGGATATTACCAAAAATGCAACGTATGGCGTTGAGATAGAAAGTCTGGCGCTGGAGATAAATGCACCGGCATCATCATAAAAAGTGAGCCAGTCAAATGGAAGGTATCGTTAAACTCACCGGTAGTGTCAGTGGGTCGTCTGAGACGCTTGCATGAGTTATCAGAGCCATCAGTAGTTAACTGGTGGCTTTTTTATTGTTGTCAGCTTCCGGATAACGGGAGACGGGGTATGGACCAGATGGAAAAAATCACAACAGGTGTGTCATACACCACGTCAGCGGTGGGAACGGGCTACTGGTTCCTGCAGTTGCTGGACAGGGTTTCCCCGTCTCAGTGGGCGGCAATAGGCGTGCTGGGAAGTCTGCTGTTTGGGCTGCTGACATATCTGACTAACCTGTATTTCAAAATCAGAGAGGACCGTCGTAAGGCGGCACGGGGAGAGTAATTCAATGACTCAAAACTATGAACTGATTGTGAAAGGGATCCGCAATTTTGAGAATACAGTTACGGTAACTTTAGCGTTACGGGACAAAAAACGCTTTGACGGTGAAATTTTAGACCTGGACATCTCGCTGGACCGTGTTGAAGGTGCCGCGCTGGAGTTTTATGAGGCAGCAGCCAGAAGGAGCATCAGACAGGTCTTCCTGGATGTTGCTGCCGGGTTATGTGAAGGGGATGAGCAGTCACCGGAAAAGCGCCCCATAATTTTAGAGGCGCAGGGTGTGTGGATAACCTACAAAGGAAAACTGCCGGGAAGAATTACTGGTTCACTGAAGACTCCGCCGAAATGG